GGATCACAATACTTCAGATATCCAGAGGGTAGAATACCAAATCTTGGATATGATTATATTCAGATTACATCATATAAGTATGTTCCTGGATTGAATCTCAATACTGTTGGTGCTGCTGGAACCTCATCAAGAAGTTATTTAAACACAAATAGAAGAGCAACTAGATCAAGTCAAATTTTAAATCAAACACCAGAGAATGTCATTCAACTGCCAATGACTGGTGGTCTTTCAGAGACAACGGCTGTCAGTTGGAATTCAGATACCCTGAGTGAATTGAATATGATAGCTGCTAATATTGCTTATAATAACATAACTAATGCTGAAAATCCTGTTAGTGCAGTAGCTAATGCAGCGATGGATGTGTTGAAAACAGGTTCTGAACTTCTTAAAGATGACAATGTAAAGCAACAATTATCAGCTTACTTCGCAGGACAAGCAGCATCAGCTCCCAACTTCGTCCAGAGAGCAACTGGTAAGATCATTAACAATAATCTGGAGTTGTTATTCAATGGTCCCACACTGAGGACTTTCAACTTCAGTTTCAAATTAAGACCAAGAACTGAAAGTGAATCAGTCCTCTGTAGAAACATTATCAAATCACTGAAAAGAGACTCAGCACCCAAGACAACCGCAACAAATCTCTTCCTTGATACACCAAATGTATTCCTAATCGAATACATGTATCAAGCACAGGATGGTAATACACCCTCCTATACAGAACATCCTTTCTTAAATAAGATTAAACCTTGTGCCCTTACATCAATCAATGTGAATTATACACCTGATGGTTCATACATGACTTATGAAACCAATGGTTCTATGGTTGGTTATGATTTAAACCTCACCTTCCAAGAGATTGAACCAATCTACAGAAGTGATCAAGAGGCAGAGTACAAACGAGACAACATGGGTTACTAATGGCTAAAACTTACTTCAGAAACGTTCCAGACTTTAACTATGTTAGCAGACTGGAAGGACAAAAAAATATCTCTGAGTACAACAGAGTCAAAAATCTCTTCAAAAGAGTAAAAATAAGTGAAGATTTGTTCAATGAAATTTCTTACTTCACGAAATATAAGATCATAGGTGACGAGAGACCAGATCAAGTTGCTTACAAGATCTATGGAACACAAGAATATGATTGGATTGTACTTCTGAGTAATAATATTTTAAATGTTCAGTCAGAATGGCCTCTGTCAAATGAAGCATTTGACAAATACATGCTTGAAAAATATGGATCAGAAGATAAATTCTATACGGTCCATCATTACGAAACAAAAGAAATAACAGATAGTATCGGTAGAATTATTGTTCGTGCTGGTCTAGAAGTCCCTAGTGATTATTCAATAAGTTATTATGATTCTGGAGAACAAATCACAGCAACAGATACCACAATAGCCGTAACAAACTATGAATATGAAACTACTATTCAGGATGAAATAAGAAATATCTACCTAATCAAACCAGAGTACCTCAATCTGGTCATTCAGGATATCGATACGTTGATGCCAGCGAAACCAGGTTCTTCACAGTATGTAAATGATAGTTTGGTGCAGGGTGATAACATCAGACTGTACACATAAAAAGTAATACGCGTAAAAATACCTGGGAAAATTTTTCCCAGGTAAAATGAAATCAAAAGTCGATTTTGAAATCAGCTGTCAGCGAGTTTAGCAAAATAGCTCATCGGATCATCATCGTCATCAGATGAAGAGGCGGGTTCTGTGGTCTTTGATGCCTGGTAAGAATCCTCAAGTTTCTTCAGGACTTCTTCTTCAGATACTTTCTTGGATTCAACCTGAGCATAATCATCATACTCAGTCTCTTCTTGAACAGGAGAGGAACGTTTCTTGGTTCCCAGAACATAGTCCATACGTTTCTTCAGTTCATCATAGGACTTGAACTGATCAGGTGCAACTAGAGCTGCGAGTGAATACTCTTTCTTCCAGATAGCTTCCAGAGCATCGTCGTCATCCAGCAGAGGGCTAGGACGATCAAATTCAGAACTATCATAGTTCCAGTAACCAGCAACCTTCTTCAGTTTCAGTTTGAAGTTAGCACCCTGCCAGAAATCGAAAGGATTGATGGGGGTTTCGTCTTCAAACTCAGGTTGCATTGCTTCCATGATCTTGTCGAAGATCTTCTTACCGAACTTATACAAGAAGACCTTACCCTCGTTCTGAGGATTAGCTTTGTCCTGAACAACATAGATGTTCGCGTAGAAAGAAAGTTTACGCTTTTGCTTACGAACAATATCCTTGTTCGCGTCTGTACCACTGTTCCACAGTTCACGGTTCAGTTCACCGACAGGGTCCTTACCACCAATGGTAGTCAAGGAGTTTTCGATGTACCAACCACCAGGACCTTGGAAGGCGTGGGAGAACAGTTTGACCCAGGGGAGATCTTCTCCATCGGGTGCGGGGAGGAATCGGATGACTGCATATCCATTGCCAGTCTTATCCATCTCTGGCTTCCACAGACGATCGTCTGCTCCCCCACCAGTATTGTTTTGCTTCTCAACTTCTTTTACAAGCTTGGCTGTGAGGTTGCCAAGAGAAGACTGCTTCTTGAGATCATTGAATCCCATTGTGTTACCTCGTATGATTGTATTTGGCTTTTGTCCCGTAGCTTAAAGGGGATTGGGTAGCCCCTGGTCCAGTGTAGGTCCTGGTGGACTCAGTGTCAAGACCCTTCTCGTATTGATTTTTTCATGGTGTCGATGATGGCGGACATGTTTGAAAAGACATATCCCAAATCAACATCGGGAGGGAAACCAAGTTGCTTAGCAGACTTAAGAATGTTTTCCTTCATTAGTTTTGCTTCTGGATCATCAGACAGAGAGAGTCTCGTATAGAGAATCTTCTGTTTCATGAGTAAGTTCTCAAGCATTTCAACATGTTCTAGTTTATCATCAGAATCCATTGAAGAAAAACTGAAGACCTTCGCATAGATTTCATCTTGGAGTTCTGAAATTTCTTTCATCTCCTGTTGTACGATTTCAGAATCGAAGAAACTCATTGTCCTACTACTACGTCCTTAAGAATCTTTTTGTATTTGAAGATGTCAATCTTCAGGAAGGTGTTATATTTATCCATCCTCATAGAGAGAAATTTCCAAACAGGATCATCCAGTTTCTTATCAAAGGTTGCCTTAAACCCTAGAATCCTATCAAGAATAATGAGTGTTTCTAGAGAGATATTCTTGGATAGGTGTTCTTTGATAATCTGTGGATGACTCAACCCCTTGAGTTCAAACATATCATCAAACTTCTTTCCTGTAAATACGGTTTCTACCTCTTCCTTAAAAACATAAGATAGTGATTGAGTTCTCTTCTTCCAATCAGTATAACTCTTCTCTCCATTCTGCATGATCTCACCAATCCACAAAGACTGTGGGTCATCACATGCAACAAAGTTAGAGACGAAGAATTCAATTACTTCTGCATCATCTTTTTGCCTACTCAGTTTCTCAAAGAAGAACCTGTCTCGGCGTTTATAGAAACTCTGGAGAGATGCACGAGACTTACCACAGTATTTGTGGTAGTCATACTTAGGTTTAGTAAAGTGGTTCTTCAGTCCAAGATAAGACTTATAGGCGTCAAAGGGAGTCACCTTAGGAATCATATAGGAAGTTTCGCGTGTGAAGTTCTTTTGAGTAAGTTGAGTTCCATGGCTTCGTACTTCAACTTCTCTTTCAGAGGTTTAGATAATAACTTAGGAACAGACTCAATGTCAACATTATTCTCTTCACAGAAGTGAACGATAGCATCAATATACTTCATACCACCACCTTCCTTAGCAATGATTTCGATTTCCTCTGTGAATTTACGAGAACAATAAAACTTGTTCTCGATAAGTTTGTTAATGTCTTCAGGTTTTGTCATATTCCTGTAATTTGAATTCAACAAACTCTCTAATATATTCGGAGAGAGGGTTGATGTACTTTCTCTTGTCGTATTCTTCATAGACTACTACTTCTCCATCTTCACAAGACATAATGATTACAAATTTCTTGACCATAATTCCAGTCATCTCATACAACATACATGCGTATGCCGCACACTGGACAAAGTGATGGTCAACCCACTTCTTGGGTTTCGGTTTCTTAGCTGTCTTAAAATCAATGATAGCTAATTCACCTTCATACTCGGCGATACAGTCAACACTACCAGCCACACCCAACTCATAACTGAATAGTGATTGTTCTTGTGCATGAATGTTATCAATTTTATTCAAGGTAGGAATAGCCTGCTTGAATAACATTTCAGACAGTGGTTGAACAGAAGGTAGTTCAGAATTTTTCAGATAATACTCGGCGAGAGTGTGCATATCTGTGCCTCTTGAAGTTGCCTGTTTGGTAACCTTGTTGGCTTCATGTTCTCCTACCTTTGCTCTCCACTCACGGAAGATCTCACGATTGTAATGACTGATAACAGATGTGATGGATACTAACTTTTTACCATTTGGGGTATCATAATATCTAACTCCATCAACCGTCTCCCGTGAGAGAGACGGATAATCAATTTCAATATGGTTAAAAGTCATAAACCCAATTCATGTTTAGCGACGATATATTCCTTGACAAGACCACTTCTACAAATGTCCTCGGGTTGAAACTCAATGGTATCGAAGGATGGCATTTGATTGATGATTCTCATGAAATCAACAATACCATTCTTCTCATGAGTTTTCACCAGGTCAGTCTGTGTTGCGTCTCCACAGAAGTGAATCTTGCTGTTCTCACCTACCCTAGTAATGATTGAGTCAAGTTCATGAAAGTTCAGATTCTGGAACTCATCAATGATGAGGATAGCATTATCAAAAGTTGTACCTCTAATAAAAGATGTACTCCAGAAACTAATTGTACCCTGAGCTTTCAAATTTGCATAGAGCATCTCAAAAGAATTGTCATCAGGCATCTCGAACATGTATTTCACCATGTTCTTGTATGGGATCTGATAGATATCAGATTTGTCCTCATGGTCACCAGGAAGAAAACCAATCTCTCTGGTGGGTACAAGGGACCTGACGATGTAAATCTTCTCGTAAGGTGTCTTCGTATCTAAAACGTCAAGAAGAGCGTTGTAGAGGGTAATAAAGGTCTTTCCTGTACCAGCTACGCCGTATGCCACTAGGTTCTTATCTTCAGAGTATGAATCAAAGAACTTTTCTTGGTTCTCTGTCAATGGTTCAATCTTCTTGATGTAATCGAGGTTAATCGGTTTCTTCCTTTTCATTACTCTATTACTCATACCGAAGGGGACTGGGTTGGTACTACCGATACCTGACTTACTCTTTCTTGGCATAAAATTAGTCGTAATGTTTGATGGTTGCTCCAGGTTGCTTCTTAGCTGTTGAGATTACATCTTTCCAACCTGGATGTTTGGTGTAGAGTTTCGAGAAAGGTTCACCCATCTCAAGTCCCAACTTGGGAGCATTGTCTGGAGTATAATATCTTTCCCAATCAGGATTGTCTTCACACCACTGGTCCCAATCATGAATGCTCATCTTCACTTCTTTGGTCTCACCAGTTTCCTTATTTTTCACAGGATATGTCGCCACAATTTACCTCATCGTGTGTTGTATTTAGTTCCACTCCAAAGCTTCTGCAATGGATGGGAACTGTTCGACAAAGATACTCTTTGCTGAGTTAGCAATGTCCATGTGTTCTTTCTGAGTTCCATGTGCAGATCTCAGATCAATATAATGAATCCAACTGCGAATTGAGCCCGTCATGTACATTTTTGTTGGTACGGCGAGGGGGAGTACAAAGCGAGCACACTCCTTTGCGATTCCATCATCCAACATCTGTTGATACAGTTCCATTCCTTTCTGGAAATGATCTTGCATTAACATCTCATATTTCTGAACCACGAACGGATCAACATCATCGATACTATTCTGTCGATTCTTGGTGTCCTGACGACGAAGTTCAGGTAGAGGGATCGTCTCCGCGAGTAAGGAAGAATCAGCATACCGTTGTGAAAATTCTTGATATGTGAACGAGCGATGGCGCAAGACTTGAGCGGCTAGTCCTCTGGTAGTTGAGATTTCCAGAGTCATGAACGCCTGTTCAAAGATGCTCCAGTGTTGATGTTTGATACAGTATTTAATCAGACCAGAAAACTTCTCACTGTCCTGATTAGATGGGTTGCTCACACGAGCACAATACGCAATATGTTTTTCAGCGTCGGGTGTCACTGAAATCAATTTACAATCATTCATTTCCTCTCCTGTTTTCTCACTCTCTTTAATTCTTTTAGTTCTGTTTTGATGAATTGATAAGCATCTTCAGCTGATATCTTACCACCCATCTCCATGGAAGTATAGACCTCAACTCTTGTTCCAAAGTGTTGAAGTGCTTTCTCGAATGTGTCTAAATCTTCGTACATACCCATTATTTTTCATTAAAGTAAGCGTTGAAATAAGCTACAAGACCACTTGTGGATGCATTACCTTGAGAAACCCAAGTGTCTGCACATTCATAGATGCTCTTTGTACTATAAGATGCTTCGTCAATCTTGACAGTACCGAGTTTTGTAAAAAGTACTTTGATACATTGAGCTCTCAACTTGAGACGATCCTCATCGTATCTCCAGTCCTGATTACTCGTCATCTTCAAATACCTCATCATAATCAGCCAGTGGTGGTAATGTCTGTTCAAGTCTATCGGTGTAGGACTTGACATCAGAATAAACCTCAGATTCTAATGCATCTACCAGGAGTTTGAGGTTTCTAACTATAAGTTTGAGTTTTTCTCTTTCCATAATATGACATCAGATATACTATTTTAGGCATAAAAAAGGGACCTGTCAAGCAGGTCCCTCATTTTTCTCTCGTCTCACTTGACGTAAGTACGACCACGATAGCAGAAGGTGCCATGAGTTTCCTCATCTACCTCATGCACTTTGCAGTCCACACCACGATACTTAGTGATATGAATTTGTGCATCATGCAGACGTGCTGCTTTCTCGATTTTGTTTTTGATCAGTGTAAGTGTATTCATGATAGACTCCTAAAAGAATGGAAAGTTAACCTTCTCAGCTTGCGCTGGATCCGTTTTCCCGTTCCTTCAGTCGTTTGCGTCTTATTGTTTTAAACAATCATATCGCACATGTTTACCAAAAAGATTTCTAAGAATCTTTTTCTTATGTCTTTTAGATAAATCTGAAGACATAACTTCACTTGCAACCTCTCTGACTTGAGTGCAAGACATATTAGGTCGTTGATGAAGGTTTGCGA